TTAACCCAAATGTTCTTGCAAGTTCCAATAAGGATGACCTTTCTTGCATATAACTGATTTGAGTTTCATTAAATGTCCTATCAGTATGGTATGATAACATATCACCTACCGCAGCGTTTAACTCTAATAACATCATCCCCACAGATGCGTCATTAAAATCAGAATAGACATCTGGATAATATTGTTTAACAAAACCAACTAATTCACTTCTTACTTCAGCGAAATTTCTAGCGTTATAATCTATTTTTCTTGCCATATTATTACTTTATAATAATAAATATCATTATAATAAAAATTTGTTTTTTTTAAATAATATCAATATATTGTAATTATAAACAACAAAGTCAATAAATCTATGAAAAAACTAATCACAACAATAATTTTAATCTTCACATTAACTAACGTATATTGTACGGAACCATCAGATACTTTACACCCATTTTATATAGATTCATTAGGACAAGTAAAATTAACTGAATATGATATCGATTTTTTACAACAACTAGTTTTTAAAAAATATAATGAATATAGGGTTAAAAATGGTTTAAACACCTGTGAATGGTTCGAAGACTCTATAAACGGGTCTTACCAACATTCAAAATATATAGCAGAAAAAGACGTTAATAATGAAGGAAACCTATTTCACGCAAAAACTGTTAGAGAAAATTGCCACTGGCGTTTTGGTTTTGGTGGTACATTAGAAATATATAATAATAACCATATCGAAAAATATTATAGTGGACAAACTTATGATGGGTTATCAACATCCATATTAGAAAGTTGGATAGATTCTAAACCCCATAATGAAAATCTTCTAAATAAGTCTAACACCCATTTTGAAGTAGGTGTATTCATTAAAGAAGAATATAATAAAGGGTATAAAGAGGCAGTATACCTCGATGATGAAAAATTTCTTTTAATTCAAGATTCACATTATTACCACAAAAGAAAATGTTATGGATTATATGCAACGGCTAGATTTTACTAGAATGTTATTTCTACCGTATCTTGACTATTAAATACACCTTCTGTTATTGTAAATGATAAAATTACTTTTATAGACTCCTCAATATCCATATTCTCAAACTTTATTTCATTAATTTGTAAGTTTGGTAAATACGATTTAATATTTTGATTTAAATTATCTTTAATTTCATCATGTGTGATTTTATCATTTGGTTCAAAAATATATTTCTTTAAATCACTACCAAAATCTGGCAAATAAAGTCTTTCTCCTTTATTTGTTAATAAAAGATGTAATAAATCAGATCTAACCGCATCTCTAGATGTTTCAGTCATATCTAAGTAATACCCTTTATCACTATCCTTAAAGGGAAAATTTATGTTTATCGAACCCATATCGTTTAAGTTTTATATTCCCATTTATAACCACCCGCAGTTTTTTTCTTTCCAGTACAAACCTGAGAGATATTACTAACATTTATATTAAAATATTCACCAGCCATAGTTAGAGATTCCCACTCTTTTATTAAATTACCTTTTTTATCTATTTGTAAAACTTTCTTCCTAAGTTTTTTTAATGTTTCTTCACTATGTTTTTTACCTTTCCTATGACTAGGTTTACCTTTTTTAGCCTCACTCAACTTTCTTCTCCACTCTTCACTAAATTTCTTACCCTTATTATACCCAATACACCCTTTTTTCTTTTCAGACATCTTTTTTTTACTTTCTTCAGTATGTTTTTTACCTAACATATTGGTATTACCTTTATTTCTATTAGATAACCATTTACTAAATTCTTCAGAATGTTTGATGATACCTCCACCACCATTATTACTATTTACCAACTCAAAACCCCAATTTCTAAACAAACTAATATAAAAGCATTCCCAAAACTTCCATTCGTCTTGTGGTACCACATCAATAATAACAGATTTTATACCATAGTTTTTAGATGAAATCCACGTTGTTCTTTTATTCTTATATGGGTTAGTCTTAGACTCATATATATGCTTACTTAACCTATAATTAAGTTTCTTTGTGGTTACACCAATATATCTGATGTTATCAACATCATCAATACTAACTAACCCATATATATTTATAGTCCTTCCTTCTGCCATTTGTATATAAATATTATAAAATAGATTTTATTAAACATAAAAAAAGTGCAGACACTGCCTGCACTTTATCATCTTTGTTTTGGTTTAATAATTAATAATATTCATAACTTAGATGATTATCATGATATTCAAATCTACTAACACTTAGTTCAGTATCATTAGTAGGGATAAAAACATTACTACATTCACTATGTGTGGTTGGTGTTATGTCTATGTATTTTTCACCTTTTTTGACAACAGAATGGGTAACCCCAACAAAATTACTTTTACCCACTTCTTTTAATATATAATAACCTATAACTCTTTCACCACCATACTTAGAGATATATTTAATTACATTATTATGACAATCATTTATTTTACATAATGGCTTTGGTGTAATCTCTATCTCAATAGGGTTTTGAAAATTGTGGAAAGACAAAAACTCCCGTAAATCTTTATCATCTACGGGAGGTATTATTGTATTTGTTATATTTTGGTTAAAAATCAAAGTCATCAAATGCGCTGTCATTTAAGTCTGATTTAACAGAACCAATGTTGTATGAATCAATTTGCGTTTGCTGTGGCGCATTTTGTGTTCCCTTTGAAGATGTCCAAGCGTTAATCCAATTGATTGGGTTTTTGATTTTTTCAAATATTGGTTCTAGACCTAATACTTTCATTCTTTGGTTAGTTAAATACTTCATATATCTTTTTAATATCTCAGCGTTTAACCCCAACATCGAACCATCTTTGAATAGATATTCAGCCCATTCCATTTCTTCTTCAGCCGCATTTCTAAACATCTCAATAACCATTGGTTCGCATTCTTTTACAACGTCTTGAAACCCTTCGTCTTCCCTATTTCTTAAATCATTTAATAATTTTTGAGTAAAACCTAAATGTAGATTCTCATCTTTATTAATTAATGAAATAATTTTTGAGTTTCCTTCCATTTTACCATTCTGAGCAAATGCGTAAGAACAAGCAAATGATACATAGAATCTAATACCTTCCAAAATGTTAATAGACACTAATGTTAAATATAATTTCTTTTTTCTATCTTCAACACTTTCACCCAAAGAATTAATCATATCATCATAATACTTTGTTACTGAGACTGTTCTTTTTACAATTTGTTCATCATTTAAGATGTTATCAAATACTTCACTAGGGTTTGCATATACGTTCTTAATAATGAATGTGTATGAATATGAATGAATAGTTTCAAACATAGCCCAAGCTGAACAAAACGCCTCAATCTCTGGATTAGATAAGTCTTCTGTTAAATGAGGAATACCCCTACTCTGTACACTGTCTAATAAGATTTGGTATTTTAAATTAGATGTGAAGATAAATTTTTCATTATCAGTCATCTCTTTATAATCCAATCTATCTTTTGATAAATCTACTTCTTCAGGCAACCAATAAGAATTAAGTTGTTTTTTGAAGAATTCAAAATAAACAGGATACCTAAACTTATCATACCTCTCTAGATTAAGACTTTCACCAAAGAACACAGGTTCCTTAGTGAAATCTACATCTGGATTTAGGTTTACTAAACTTCTTTTTTCTTCTAATAATTTTTCTATCGTTTCACTCATTTTTTTGTTTTTATTTAATAATAAACACTATATTCCTTAAAATCAAATTGCACACGCCCCAGATTCACAATCATCAATGGCTTCAACCATAACAGGATCTTCTTTACCACCACTAACCATATCTTCTAACTTATCTGATTTGTAATCTTTTGAGTTAGCGTAGTAGATTTGTTTCCCACCAAACTTATAGAAGTTTAGGATATCTTTAGCCACTACGGATATTGGTAAGTTATTACCTTCGTATTTTCTAGGATCGTAATAATGATTCACTGAAATACCTTGATCGAAATACTTTTGTATAACTGATACAATGTTATTCATAGAGTCATTATTGAATGTCCAAGCGAATTGATATTTGTTTTTATATTTTACCACTTCTGGTACAACCACTGGTAATGGTGCCCCACTCTTAGATTTTTTTGTTGTTATTAGAGTTCTAGGTGCTTCAATACCATTTGTTGATGATGAAACAACTGATGAACTCTCACAAGGCATCTGAGCTGTAAGTGTTGAGTTTCTCATTCCAAACTCTAAAACATCTCTTCTCAATTTATCCCAATCTTTAGATAACTCTCTATCCACAATCTTATCTACATTTTTGTTGTAGTGATCGATTGGTAATAACCCTTTCGCATATTTTGTTCTATCAAACCATTCACAAGGTCCTTCTTCTTTTGCTAATTCAACAGAAGCTTTGATTAAGTAGTATTGAATATTCTCAAATAACTCATCAATTTTCACTAATGAAGATGGATCATCATATGATAAACCATTCTTAACCATCCAATATGCGAAGTTAGTTACCCCAACACCGATACTTCTTCTCTTTAACATCTTTCTAGCAGCTGCCATAGGATATTCTTGATAACTAATAACACTATCTAATGACCTTACAATATACTCACATACAACCTCTAATTCATCTAAGTTTTTAATTGTCCCTAAATTTATTGCTGCCAATACACAAAGCGCAATTTCAGCATCTGTATCATCACCATCATCAATATGTGATATTGGTGTTGTTGGTAGGTTAATCTCAGTACATAAATTTGACATATTGATTTTATCTGTAAATGCTGAGTGATCGTTGGCGTTATCTATATTCATAATGTAGATTCTTCCTGTCTCAACTCTTTCTTGTATCAATAAATCCATTAATTCTCTAGCACTTATCTCTCTTCTAGGGATTGTTGAGTCATTCTCAAACTTCTCATATAACGCATCAAACTCATCATTATGTCCAAAGGCTTCATATAATCCCGGTACATCTGATGGTGAGAATAATGAAATCACTTTGTTCTCAACAAATCTCTTATAAAACAACCTACTGAATTGGATTGCGTGATCCATTCTTCTAACTCTATTTAAGTCATTCCCTCTGTTGTTTTTCAACACAATAATATCCTCAATCTCTAAGTGCCAGAAAGGATAGTAAGCCGTAGCTGCACCACCTCTAATACCACCTTGTGAACAAGATTTAACCGTACCTTCAAACATCTTTAAGAAAGGAATGATACCAGTATGAACTGCTTCACCACCTCTAATCTTAGAACCAATACCCCTTAAACGGAAGTTTAATCCAATACCTGCTCTTTTAGAGATATATTTACCTACCGCAGTGTTAGAATTAAATATCGAATCCAAATCATCTGCAACATCAATCAATACACAAGATGAGTATTGTCTGGTTGGTGTTCTAACTCCAGCAACAATTGGTGTTGGTAGTGATATTTTATGTGTTGAGATTAAATCGTAGAAAGTTTTAATCTTTCTTAATCTATCTTTAGTGTCTCCACCTTTAGCGAATAAAGTCATTGCAATTAACATATACATAAATTGTGGAGTTTCATACACAACATCAGTTTTTCTATCTTTGATTAGATATTTATCGACTAATTGTTGAAGTCCTCCATATGTTAATTCTTCGTCTCTATCGTGTTTAATAAAACCTTCAATCTTATCGAAATCATATTCCGTATAATGATTAAGGATATCGGCATCATACACCCCTCTATCTACATTAAGTTTAATAAAGTCTTTTAATCTAGGAAAACTTCTATACGTGTTGAAGATTTCTTTTCTTAAAAGATAATTCAGTAATTTACTAGCCACAAACTGATAATTAGGTGTATCCTCAGTTATCATATCTGAAGCTGATTGAATTAATACTTTATGTATTTGGGTTGTAGTGATACCATCAAATAATTGTAGGTGAGCATTCATAGCCACATCAGAAGAACTAACTCCGTTAATCCCTTCAACAGCCCATTCTAAGACTCTGTTAATTTTTTCATAATTAACAACCTCTTTCTCACCATTTCTTTTAACTACATTAATTTTTGACATCATAATATTTTTTAAAATTCTAACTAATTTTATTGTTTTTTCTTTTTGATCCTTTCATCTCTTTTCTCCATAGCCTTAACAACCATATCTGATCGTCTTTTGTCTTCACCTTTCTCGAATTGTAAGAATGAAACATCACTAGTCTCTTCAGTGTCAATTTTCAGAGATCCGTTATCAAAAACAATATCTTCAAATATAATCCCATCTTTACCGAATCTAGATTTAAGTATCGCTAATGTTGCCCTACCTTCCTCTTTTTGTTCCAATGTCTTAGCAACTGACATAATAAAGTGACCTATTTGTCCTTTCTTAATAGAACCACCAATCATATCTGCTTCTACGACATTTGCTCCAATGGAACTTCTATTACCTTGTACTGCTGTCCATCCTGCGATATTTAATTCTGCAATCATAGTCTCAAATTGCCTCATAATTGGACCTTCACCAGAATACTCATCTTTAAATTGTTTTGTACTCTCAACACAATCAATATAATCTAAAAATATTACATCTGGTTTCATACCAGTTGATATCAATTTTCTTAGATATTGTTTAATGTTAGGGATTGTTGTACCATCACTAGGCATCTTTTTAAGGATTAAATTACCTTTTCTTTCCTTAAAACCTTCGATTACCCTTTTAACATCATCTTTCTTTTCTGTTAAATCGTTTAAAGGTATTTCAGTCCAACATGTAAAATGTTTTCTTTGGATGACTTTTGGGTTATCCTCAAAAAATATTTGTACTACATTATAACCTAAATTATAAGCGGTATTCGCCATTCTTGTTATCAATGTGGTTTTTCCCACACCGAACGGGGCAAGAATAACCCCTAATTCTCCTTTCGATAATCCACCATCCATTAGATTATCTAAACCTACTAATCCTGTTGGGATTGGTTTTCTGAAATCGTCAGATAACACATCCTCAATAGCGTGAAACACATCTATACCTCCATCAGACTCAGAACCAACAGAAAGAGCTTCTTTCATTATTTCTTCACACTCATCATACCTATCAAAATCACCAGATTCTAATATCTTTTGAATTTTTTGTGTGGCTTTCTTTAACTCTTGTTGTTTACAAAACTGAACAGCGGTGTCTTGTATGTGAATACAATCTTTATCATCACTACCTTGTATTTCTTTAATCATCGCTACAGCAGATTCTCTAGCAATTTCCCTCTTAATATCCTTATTTACAACTTGTTGTAAGGTATCGTATGTTGGGATTGTTTCATACTTTTCGTGATAATCTTTAACACTAGCAATTAATAACCTTAGATATTCATTGTCGAAGTATTGTGGATCAAGAATCTCTATAATAGATTCAGAAAACTTACTATCCTCCATAACTTGTCTAGCCAACTTTACCTGAAAACTATATCCTAAAAACCCTAAATTCTTACTTTCTTTTTTTGACATAAATTGAAAATCTTTTTGTATTAATAAATATGTATTAAAGCGCGATTCCTGCGTACTCCGTTGTTAAATTTTTACTACTTAACGTTTTTTGTATCTTAGAGATAATTCCCGGAATTAATTTTCTAATATCCACATCATATCTAACCTTTGGTGGGTACCAATTTCCGCTAAATTGTTTCTGTGCAACTAAATTACCGTGAACCTTAATCTCAAAAGAAAATAAATCTTCTTCCTCAAATAAATCCTTAACTTCAATATCTTCAGGATTTTGTGTAGAATATGGGTTGTAATACCTATATAAATAATCTTCAGACTTTGATCTAAATTGATCTTGAATCATACCAACAACCTCATCAACACAATACTTAATATCCATAGATCGTAATGATTTAGGATTATAACCTCTAACGTTAAAGTTTCTTCCTACAATTGGTCTCTCATTTCCGTTAATTCTCAAATAAAACTCAAACGGAAGGTTTTCATAATTTTTCTTACTCATAATTTTAATTTAATTTGTTTGATTAAAATACTTTTTTTCTTTTTTAATAATACTCAGAAAAGGTCTCAAATACTCTATATACCCATCTCTACCACCAGGTATCGCCATAACAAAACCATCTTCTAACATCATTTTTAATACATTTTTTGTATTTCTGTCTTCTGGGTCTACTGGTGAATCAATAATAGTATCTAGATTCTCTTTACACTCTTCTGTAATAATTGGGTTTTTAAGATTAATAATTTTTTCGTTAATTTCAAATAATTTTTCTTTTTGTGAACCATCTGTTACACCATTTAATATATTATCCAATGTTTTTAATCTAGTTTTTCTCTCATTTTGTATTGATTCAATCTTATTGAAAATTTCATTCAATGTCAATTTTTTTTCTACTAACTCAGGGAAATACTTTAAAAGAGTTTTTTCTTTAACACCCTTCACTCCTTTAATGTTATCACTAGCATCACCAGTAATAATCTTTATAAGTGCAGAGTTTTCTTGATGGTGTGTAAAATGGTCATTATAGTTGTTCTTAGAGACTATCTTTCTTTTGTTAATAACATATAACGCAACCCTATCATCAATCAACTGGCACATATCCCTGTCGTTGGTTAGGACTACTATTTTCTCATCTTCTCTAATCTGATTACAATAATAAGCAATACAATCATCTGCCTCACAAACTTCATCCTCATATTGTCTAAGGAATAGTTCTTCAGCATATAACTTAACTCTTTCTTTTTGAATAAATAACTCTGGTTCTTTAGGTTCAGATTGGTTATAGAAGTCCTTATCTCTGTTCTGTTTATATTCTGGATAGATATCATATCTCAACCTACCACTGAATTGCCCATCCCAAAAGATAAAAACTCTATCAAACCTGTTTTCTGTAATAACCTTTCTTAAAAGTGAAAAGAACTGGAAAAGACCCCCAATATGTTCCCCATTATAATAAAGGTTAGATGCTCCATGATACGCTGTTTTAATTAGCGCATCACCATCAACCAATAATGTGTGTTTATATTTTTTCTTATTTTTTAGAGGTCTTCCCACTTCCCATAAATTAAATGGTTAAACAATAGAAATATTAATTATCAGAATAATCAACAGCCGATTCAATAACTCCTTCTTCTTCGATACCAAAATCTACAGATTCTGCAGTGGTTTCAAAAACATTCGCCCAATAATCTTTATATTCGGCTTTGTAGTTATCTATTGACTTTTTCTCATCCTCGATAAATCCATGTGTCGTTGCTAGTAACTTACAATCAGCGTACCCTAAACCATTCATATGATTTTTGTGGATACCAACTTTTGTTCTGATAGCAAAGTTTACCTTTCTACCTTTGTTGGTTGCTGATAGTTTAGATACCCCAGAACTTTTTTGATTCCCAAATAAGAATACTAAAGAACAAGATAAGTAAATAGATTGTCCTCCTTTTGGTTGTATTCTAGGTTGTGAGAAGGGATTATCTGGTAACTCAACCCAAGGTTGGTTAACAAATATCATCGTATTGGTGTAAGGGCTACTTTCTTTTCTAGAAGATGTAATCCTTTGTGCCATACCCATACCCCATTTTTCTGAAATAATCCTAGCAGTGTGTTGGTTTCCTCCTTTTCCGTTGAAGGACATTTCACAAGGAATTGTCCCAATAGAATCCCAAAGGAAAACTATATCGTGTGGAATCTCACCATTCTTCTGCGCATTTAATACTTCAGTTACATATTCGAATGCTTGTTCTATATAATCAAAACCTAATTTGTATAATAAGAACCCATCCCAATAAGCTTCTACCTCACCTGTATCTTCATTTACTTCTTCAACATACTCTGCTTGTAACCCCATTGTCTTAGCATGTTCGAAACTCCATTTCTGTTCTGTAATGATAAAAACAGGTAATATACCTTTTTTCTGAGCATCTACCGCCGCCTGTATCATAGCAGTGGTTTTACCCGTATCTGAATGTCCTAAAAACATATTGATTTGTCCCATAGCAGGACCTGGTATACCAGTCGCCTTCTGGAAGGCTTCTCCCAGATCAAAGTATTTTTGTTCTTTATACTTATCACTGGAAGAGAACTTTTTCCTTATAGACGAAAAATCAGTAGTTTTTTTCTTTAATGGTTTCTTTGCCATATCTCTTTAATTTTTTTTTAGAAAGGTAATTCATCATCATCCTCAGAATCCAATGCTACTGCTTCCACTTCTAATTTGTTTTCATCTTCTTCAGTTAAACCTTCCATCATATTGATTTCTTCCTCTAATGATGCAGTTTCTTTTTCTTCTTTGTCTTCTTCAGCAACAAACTTCTTTAATTCAGAATCCCAAACTGGTGTCTTTTGTTCTGCAACGATATTAACAAACTCAACAGGTTTAACAGAATATACATCTCTCCATGTCTCTTCATTTGCCATCCAATCTTTTGCCTCTGTAGACTTAGGGTCTGTTAATACGGAAGAATCTTCTGCCATAATACTTGTTACAACACTCCAACCCTTATCATTTCTGTTTGTGATGATAGTAATATCTCTCCCTTCTCTAGGATCCATAATATTACCTCTCTTCTTTAGAATAGGAATTAATTTATCCATCACACCATCGCCAGTGTATTTGTGCTTAAATCTCCAGAATTTAACTCCATGATCTTCGTTATCTCTGTCAATTCCCTTAACAACATAATACTTTCTTGCAGTATATGATGAAGCCATTGCTTTCGCTTTTTTACTACCATCTTCATATAAAGCTTCTCTTGCTTCACAGATTTTACAAGGTTCACCATCATTCAATTTTGTGCAGTGAATTTTTTCATACTTACCATTAACATTCATTTCATGATAATAAGTCTCAACAAAAGGAGACTTTGTAGGGTCTGTAGATGGTAAAATCCTAAAAGTCTTTTCTGCAGTTTTTTGACCTTGCCTTAACTTTTCAGTAAAATACTTTTTTAATCTTTCTTCATTAGAAATCTTTGGTTTGTTACCACCACCCTTCTCACTATTCTTCTCATACTGAGATAGAATTGCGTCTAACGGATTAATTTCATTTTTCGCCATTTAACTCTTTTTTTTTAGTTTATAAAATAATTTAATTACTTAATAATAATCACGTTTTTAGTAAAAGTCAAACAAACATAAAACAAAAAACGGACAATGATATATTATAATCAATGCCCGTTTAGGTGTCAATATTATGTATTATTTATCTTTCTGTTTTCGGATTAAAACTTCCTTTTATATCTGATTCATTATATTCATCATCGATATCTTGTTGTGTTAAAGTATATTCTTTTTCTTCTTCTTCACCAGTTGCATCATAACCTTCTCTGTCTGCCCAAAAGTCAGTTAATTTTACACTATATGGAAATGAATCCATAGATCTCATACTTAACTTTTCAGTTGGGTTTGGGTTTCTTTCAATAACCTCTTTTTCCAACTCATCCATTTTGTTGATGATTGCATCCATACCCGTAAGTTTTTGTTCCAATTCTGAAAACTTACCTAATAAGTCATCAATTTTAGATGATGCTTGTGAAGCCTCTTGTTTTGCTTCTTCAGTTTTGTCAACAATATCAGTTACATCAACTTCAACCTCTCCTTCATCACTCATTGGTTCTTCTTCCATAGCTGGCTCATCAGCAAATTCATCTTCCACTGGTAATTCACCACCAAACGGATCTTCACCTAAATCCATATCATCACCACCTTCTTCTGTTGGTTCTTCTACAGGTTCTTCTACAGGTTCTTCTGTTGGTTCAACAACATCAGTCACTTCTTCTTCCTGTTCAGTAACATCTAATAACAAATCTTCAGTGTTACCTTCTGGATTATCACCTTCTTTCTCCATCTCATCGACAAAGAAAGAGTATTCTAAGATTGTATTAAATCTTTTTACTTCCTCGTTTAAAATTTTTTTATCTCCCATTAGATTAATAGTTCTCTTCCATCATTGGTCTTATAAACCTTATTTACTCTCTCAACAATCTCTTTACCATCATTGATTACACACTCGTCACCAACACATTCTTTTTTTGGTTTTTCATTACCCAAAAACTCATCAATATTGTTTTCTAATTCTTTGTTGTTTTTCTTATCTTCTATATTCATAACATTTGTTTTTATTAGTGTTATACTTATAAATATGTTATTCTTCGGAAAAATCTCTCTTTATTTCATTAATAACCAAACCTTCTGATGAGGTTAAAACAAGTTTATTCTGATATTTCTCCCAATCTAATTCGTAATTTTTATGTTCAATATTACCACTCTCCAAACCATTATCAACCTCAATTAATTTATTAAGTGCGTTAATCGTATATAAACACTCACCCTTTTTATGGATTATAATAGTTCTAGGGAAAATAGATTTTAAATCAATTTTCTTACCATCTTTTAAAAATACTTTATAAGTAACTATTTTAGTGATTGGGTCATCTATATTATCATAGATGAATATTCTTTCTCTGTCTAACTTAAATCTCTTTTGTAAATAAGCTAAAAACGTCTCTAATCTTTCTGGAAAAACAAAAGACGCTAGTATAATACTTCTATTCATTTTTATTTTCTAACTCGTATATATAAGGTATTAATCTAACCTTACCATTTATTTTATTTATGATACTCTTATATATATTAAATATCTTTTCATCTATGAAAAGACAATTAGAAATTTTACTCAGTTTATCTAATACTTTTTTGTAATCAATACCAATATAACTCAACATTTCCGTATCTACACCGAACACAATATTATCACCATAAATGTATATCATTCTGTTGAGGTGATTGTATACCTTTGGGTTTTTAAGTGAATAGATTTTCCTTATAATTTTTTTGATTTTCTTTTTTGAGTCATGTATAACATCTACATAAATATAGTTGATATCTTTTCCTATGTTGGAATAACAATTAGACATATATGATTCTATGTCTTTGTCGTAATCAACCTTTCTTTCTTTGGTTGAAAATGTCCATTGGGTTTTATCATCAATCTTCTTATGTAGAATAGAAACTTTGTCTCCGTAGATTTCTTTAGTCTTTTCCCACCCCACAATAAGTGTAGGTAAACTATCATCTATAGTTTCTAATTTTCTACAAATCTTAAAATTGTCGTCTTCGATTTTAGAAGAAGTTATAATATTCCCAATATACATGTCACAAATATAGTATAAATTTGTTACAAAAGAAAGTTACTGTGCAGTGCTCTCAGTTCCACCAATGTAGTCGGTTTTTAAATTAAAAGTTTCAACTATTTTTTCTAAAATTTTTGTTCTCTTATTAATGGTTTCATCCCCTTGACCAGGATTTACTTTTTTACTAACTAATTGGGCTTCAGCAACCGTACCTTTATTTAATGCACCAATACCACTATTTTTCCACCATATTAAAGAGGCAACAACCGATCTCTCAATACCCTTTTCTTCACCCTTGTTAAATAATTTATCTATTTCTAAATAACCATCTTTAGTATTATATTGTGTTGTAATATTACTAAATAAATCTCCAGCATTTCCTGTTAATCCATCAGATGTAGTATCATTTTGTAGATTCTTATATTTAGACCTACCAGTAACTTGTATAAACCCTCTTCCTTTGAATCTTAGCCCATCTCCTTTTTCGGTATTACCTAATTTACTATTATTTTCATAATTAAGTTGCGCACCATCACCATTTGTCGCAACACCATCACTATTAGGTTTTGGTTTATTCCATATTTCAACACTATAATTAAATTTACCAGATTCAAAAGCACATTGTGCTAAGAAGTTACATACTTCAGAATTAGTTTCCAAACCAAATTTAGGTAACCATTTAATTAATGAGTTAGATAAGAATTGAGTACTGATATTTGAACCACCAATATCTGTCAATAACTGATTTAAATTAGTTTGACTTAATCTAGTTGTAACATCAAATCCACCTGTAGGGTTAAGTATTTGAAAGTTATTATTAACATCAGATTGAGCGTTAACGAAATTTTGTGCTTGTGACTTAATTGCAATTTCGTCAACCTCTTCAAAATTAATATTTAAAAATGTTGATGTATTTTCTTCTACAGGTGTACTAAACCTAGATTGTCTTAAACCACTAAATGAAGTAGTCATATGGTTAGGTGTAATACTATGTTCAACACTAGTTATTAAATAAGCCCCTCTATAGAAAGGTACGTTATCTAACTGAAAGTATGAAAGAGGTTGTATATTCATATTACCAATACCATCAACTGAACATTTATAAGATCTTACAGAAAATAAATCATATAAATCATTACCCTTCTGTACCCTTTGAGTACCACCTCTTTTATCTACCATCTCAGATAGTTGTCTGTAGTATTCTGCAGTAGGTTTGTGTTCTGTTTGGTTTAATGATACATTATTAAAGAACGATTGGTTTTCACTACCAAAAGCAACTCTAAAGGCAACTAAAGAATCTTGATTAATTTTATCTTCACTTTTAGTAAATTCTTTAGTCACTTCTCCCTTATTAAAATATAACCCATCATCTTTTAACCCTCTATTATCATTTATAGCTAAACTTTTAGATTGCCCACCAGCATATATACAAACATAGGCTGGACCAGTATTATTTTCTTCTAAAGTAGTAAAAGGTTTAAACATATCTTTTACACCCTTATCTGTTTTAAAGTCAATATATGAAGGGAATATCTGAAATAAGAAATTACTATCTCTTAATATTTTAGAAATATATAAATTTAATTCATAAGATGTATCAGTTGCTAATGAAACAACACTATTTAAATTAATCGTTGCCTTATCCCCAATATCACTCCATGACCTATCTATAAACTTAAAATATTCAATTAAATCACTTTTTTCACCAACACAAGAGTTATAAATTTTACCATCATCAGTTCCCGATATCCACTTATCATATAAACCTTTAAAATAATTGTAAACAGCTAATTTTATTTTATCATCATTAATAGTATTTAATTGACTATCATTTTCTACACCATTACCACTACTACCACTAGTTTCCTCTTTCTCTTTTTCTTCTAAAAGTTTATCAAAACCACTTTTAAAGTTATTTAAATAACTAGTTAAAGTATCTTTAGGTATTTTAATTTCAAAATCTCTTTCTTCAAATGCATTAGGTGTAGGTACACCCATTAATGTGGTATTACTAATGTTATTTAATAATCTAACACCCTTTTCATCTCTTTTATTGTTTGATAAGTCTTCATTTTCATTCTTATACGCACTAACTGCAGAATAAAAACTTTCCCAATTATCTCTACACCAATCATTAAAGAATTCAATTAAATGTTCTTGAGTTTTTTTAGGTATTTTGTCTTTTATTTTAATTGTCTCTGAAAAGTTAGTATCTTTCCATACACCACCTAATTTAGTTATATACTCATCTTTAGACTTAATATCAATTTCACCAACGTTTTTTACTGGATCAGTAGATTCATTTAATCTCCATAATATGGATCCAACCCAAGCAACATAAACTTTAGGTAATTTTAAAACTTTAGATACCTTTTGCTCATTTTTAACGTTAACCACAAATTTATCCAAAATTTCTTCAAACCTTTTAAATGGTAATGTATTTAACATTAAAAACGCCCTAACCTTTTCATTTGTATTACCAGACCATAATTGGCTTTTTTTAAGTGAAATTATTTTACTATTTTTATCTCTTAATACACTAATATTATCAGTACCACCTAAATCATCTATAGAATTAAACTTTAAACTATACGAATTATCATACTCAACATTACCAATAATATTTGTTTGTACATCTTTACTCCAAACTAAATAAGAAATATTATGATTATATACATAATTAGCATTTAAATAAAAAATACCATTACTAATATCTTTGTTTTTAGGTTGTAATGAAGAAGGTTTATCTGAAGAAAGTATATCTTTATAGGTAGTCTTAACTTTAGTATCTAAATCATTTCTATTGTTAGTTAAAGGGTTTAATTTAGGTCCAACTATTAGATAAAGATTTTCATTGTTATTGTCTGTTACCTCTCCAGAAACATCAAAACCATTTATTTCATTAATTTTCAATACATAGTTATCACCATTTTCTTCTATAATTTTATTATTAGAAGATGTACCTGAATTACTTAAACAATAATCTATTGCTTGCTGACTATTGAAATTCTCACTTATAACTTGTGGATAATCTTTATTTTTAATATTACTCACTGCAATAGCACCTTCTAAATAAGAATAACTATTAGTAAATTTAACATCATTAACATTAGTAAAAGAATATAAAGTTAAAGCCCTTGTAATAGTAGTTTCATAAAAACTATTAGGTATATCATTAGTTGTATCTTTCCAAGGGAAATTACCACTAAATTCCGCATAAGGGTTATCACTATAATCTAAAATATTAAATGGTAACCAATTATCTATTACATTATTTTGTTTTACCTGAGCTACTAATTTTCTATTTTCTTTTAATTCTTTAGAAGTTTGTGTATAACCTTTAATAACATCTTCAACAAATTTTATTTCAGGGAATAATGATTTATCTATACTATTAACACTACCTAACCAAACTTGTGTTGGTTTACTATCATCCCCATTATCTTTTACAACTTCAGGCCATGGGCATAAAATTTCAGACTTTGGACTGCTATCTGTTATATACCTAGAAGTAACCACCAATTGATCATACCTTTTTTTCTTAGTCTCTTGACTTATATCACTTATATCAGATATGGCTTGAATCATTGCCTGAACATTATTAATGATAATACTAAAAACATCTCTAATTTTAGGGTTAAAATTTAATTGTTTACTTATTTCTTTATTAATTTCTTCTATAAGTTCTTCTTTTTTACTATCTATTTCTTTTTTTACCTTTCTCTCTAATTTAGCAATTTCATCTCTCATTAATGAAAAATCATAAATCACCACATTAGTATTTCCTGTAAATCCACGTTTAGATTCGTATAGTTTTAGAAAATCTTCAGGTTTATTAGGTGTAATGTTTTCAGGTCTAAAGTCAGTTTTTATAATTGACTCTTCTCTAGTTTCAGTAACTGCTTGATATATTGTACTCCCACTATTATAGAAGTTTTCTGTAAAAGAATTAAATGTGCAAGGTTCGTCACCACATTCTAGTATGGGGTTAACATCAACCTCATTATTTTCATCAATTTTTAATATATAATTATTTAACTGATAATCTTTTAGATTATTATCTAAAACATATTTTTTATAGTTACTATATAATCTATTACCTTCTCTAACAAAAGTATTAAAATAATCTTTATCTGCAGATTTAATAATTATAATATCACGTATAGAAAGAATATTCCTACCAATAGTAAAATTAGGACTACTAAAAATACTTGTGTTTAATACTTCTCTATCTTTTTTAAAGTCTTTTTCATCATTAACATTTTTAGTTTCCATTGTTATGGGTGTACCCACATAACTCCTTAGACTACCTAACACACTTTTTATGGAATTCAGTTTTTTTAACTCATCAAAACCTTTACTATTAGTTTGTAATGATGCAATATCAATATCTACTTTAGAAATGTTATTTAAGAAATCACTGAGTTTTGGTGTGGTTACCTTTTCCCCTTCAAAATTTGTAATGGTTGTACCACTTAACCTTTCTAAACCCTCATTAGTTCCATCAATCACACCTAAAACATGTTGTAATTTTATGTCCGTTAAAAAAGCACTCTGAAAACCCACAAATTTAGCACTAATTTCAAAATTACCATCACTACCATTAAATTGTGATTTCCAATCTAACATATGTAAACAATACGTTACAGGTTGACCATAATACCCTTTAACGGTTAATTCGAATATCGGATATGGTAATTTAAAAAATACACTATAAGGTGATTCTCTATTATCACTATCGATAACATCAAATAATGAACCCCCCCTTAAATCAATAAATGTTATATTAACTTGTGGTACTAAACTAGCATTATAAGTTATATCTATACTTTTAATACCAAAACCTTCTAGTGTACCTTCTTTATTCTGATCAATCGATAACCCACCTATCTCTGTATAATCTGTGGTTGCATAAGAAGTACCATCATTGGCGTTAGAATCTAATTTAGTCGCAATAAAATTAACTTCAGTTTCATCACCATTTGTACCACATCTTTCTTTAGATCTAGCAGTTAACTTCACATAAATAAATAAATCTTCTACTGGTATAACTTCCCTTCCAGGCGGATTAGGGTCAACTAATTTAAGAAAACCATTATCTTCTACTTTTGCTTCATTCGATGCCATATATTGTATTATACCTTTCTACTTCTCTTATATATTGTTGTAAACTATCTTTAAAAGGGTATGGAATTCTTATAATTTCACCATCAGGAATATTATCTTCTAACCCACCATACTTAGGGTTAGATAACATTATCAACCACCCATGATAAGGATTGCCATAATATTCTTGACTCAGTTTATCCATTCTATCCCTCTGTAATTTCCATACAATGGTTTTGTCACTACTTTTTGGTTCAATTTTTATAAATGGTAACATTTTATATTTACCATCAATATTAAATTTACTATACCTATTATAATATTCTTTTGCCATTTATGTAGTCTTTTTATTGTAATTCCCAACCAATTGTTATATCATATTTAAAATTAAACTCTTTTAGTTTACGTACATTATTGTCTTTAGTAAATGAAGCTTCAACTTTAACTTTAATTATATTTTGTGATATTAATTGTTCCATTCTTTCTTCTTTTTTAGATTTTTCTTTTTCTAGTTTTTTGATTTTTGTTTTATTATTAGTACCACTTATCTCCTCTGTTATTTTTATTTCAATATCAAAAATTTCCTCCCATAAAGAATCAATTTCACTAGACTTTTCATACCTTTCTTTGTCTAGTTTTGATAATTCTACATTATACTCCTCTACTTCTACTTCCTCATTAATAATTTCTGAACCACTATTAAGATTTTTAATTTTGACACTCAATTTATTTTCACCACTACCATCTATTAATTCATATGGTGGTGTTGGTGTGGTGTCTTTAAGTGTTACAATAGTGATAGAGTCATTACTTCCATTTATATCTATTAACCCCCTATCTTTTCTAGCCTGTTCTTCATTAGCCTCAACTTTTAATCTAGTTGCCTCTTGATCGATAGGTAATTCAGTTTTAAGTTCTTTAGTAAGTGATTCACTGAATTCTTCACCTCTTATTTCACTTAATTTAATACCATCAACAATTTCACCACCTTCACCATTTAATCTAATACTATCGGCTCTATGATCATACATTTCAGTATTTGCATAGAAATTATATGACATTGCGTTTTGTAATCTATTTATCGGACCTTGTAATGATTGTCCACCAATGATTTCAATAGACATACTAACTTCAGCCATCATTGGTTGTACACCGATACCTTCAGGGTTTAAATCCCACTGAATATTACTACCATTCGTATAATTTATAGATAATGATTTAGCTATTATTTTTGTATGTATAAAATCACCAATTCTTAAAATTAACACAGGTGGTCTACCAAAAGATAAATTATCTGGTTTTATATTATCACCACTATTATAAACACTAGACCCCTGCCTCATACATTGTTGGAGGAAGTTTAATCTTGTATTTAACCCTTCTGGTGTATTTGAGTGGAAACCAGGGTGAAAGTAAGTTAATTTACTACTGATACTATCAAAATAATTCGGATAATCTTCGGCAATAATATCAAAATATGTTGTTTCATTAATAAATAATTCACTAACAATATCTAAATCTTGTTGTAATAACTCCCTTAATTGTTCTTGTTTATCTGGTGTTTCTGAATCATCTGATTTTGGGTAGTAAGTTATTGTAACATCTACTCTCCTATCTTTTACCACAATATCACTATTAGGATTTGCCCCTACACTAGCCGCAGCTGCGGTAGTACCTTTATCTATGGAATTTATTTTACCTTTCTCACCTTTAATTTTAGATTCAATCTCAGTTTTTATTTTATCCGACCTTTCTTTAGATAAAGATAAATTATATAGTTCCTTTTGGGCTGCACCTACACTAGCGTCATTTCCGTTTTTGGATTGATGCCCAACTAAATCGATATTTATTTTATAATCTTTATTATTAATAATGTCATAAATATTACCACTATTATTAGTAAAATCATTATATGAATCGTTTAAACCATCAGGATTATAACTACTATCAAAATCACTAGAACCATCTTTAAAATATACACTAAATTTTTCTGTTTTACTATTTAAACTAGCCTTAGATTGTCTAACAATACTATTTAATTTTTTCTCTAATTCTTTTTTAGTACCACCATCTAGTTTAGTGTTTCTTTGTATTACAGATAAAAATTCTGATGGTGATGTTATACCAGCAAAGAATTTTTCAATATCATTATTTTGTCTTCCTCTATATTCATTAACTATTCTAGGGTGATCCACCAAAATTTTAAACTTAAATGTTCCACTTCTAGATGTATTATTGTAAGTATATAGTGGTTCACCTCTTCCTAAAAATTGGGTGTCTGTCCAATTAGCTGTTGTTGTCTCATCAAAAGATAAATCATATGGTGCAAACCACATAATTCTTCCTTTCCTACCATTCACTAAGTCACCAGGTCCAATCTCTTGTACTGGTAAATCAGCTAAGTTATCTGACCAAGCTAAATTTTCGAGTGATAACATATATTTTTTATATGTTGTGAATGATTCTTCTAAATAAGGGTAATGTTTAACCATACCATTACTTTGTAAAACACTTAACGATGATTTACCTGAATCAACTGAAAATCCTGGTTTTTCACTATCTTTTACAAACAATCCACTTTTTCTAATTGCGTTTTGATATGAATATCCTTTTTCTAATTGCTCTCTTTGAGTACCATCCGATGATTTTAACCATACCCTTGCAAATTCACCACTATTATCGGTGATTGCATTACCTCTACTTACAACCTTATCAGTTAATTTATCTTTAAAGAATTTTTTTGTTTGATCAATGAATACATCAGTCTCAGAAAATTCATCAGCCAAATATTTTGTTTTAGCCAATATTGTTTGTTCTGCAAAACTTTCATTTTGTGTACCCCATGTAAAGTTTTCAGTTGGTCTAACTGAACCAGCACCTTCATCTTCTAAAAAGTCTTCAGCTTTAAATTGTCTTGTAACACCATAACCTCTATTAGTAGAGTTTTCACTACCAATATAATATCTACTATTCGGTGCTCTATCACCTAATATACCAAATAATCTAGGGCTACTATAGTTTGGTACATATTTGTTTAATTGTATTGCACTGAATAAAGCATTTTTCTGACCACCACCAGTTCTCTTTAACAACTCATCCATTCTCTTTTCAGTTGTTAAATTTAATTCAGTGGTTACACCTAATTTAGTTAAAACATTTCTTATACTATTTGCAAGTTTTCCACTATTGGCTCTGGCTTGATTATATTCTTGCCAACCAATTGCACCCTTTGGTATTGTACTTACAGGTAATTGAGTACCTGTTATTTTACCAATCAACTCAACACCTTTACCAATAATATTTGCAGGTGTTGTAATATCATAATTACGTTGGATTAATTCATTCCCTTGTAATAAACTTAATGGATCTAAATTAACTCTATCAGCCGTTTCATTGATAATTGCCTGTGTTACTTTTTCATTTAATGCGAACTCTAACCTTTCTGAAGCTATATTAGCTAGTTTAGAGTCGAAATCAGTCGTTCTGGGAGCATCAATAGATGTAAATGGATTCTGTATACCTATACCACCAGAACCTTCGATTAAACCAAAGTTTTGGATTGTGTAGTTACCATTAACCACTGAATTCGGATTGATGATTAAATCAATTGTTGAGTACTCAATAACACTATCAGAATCTTGATACTTATTTTGACTTAAATTTATTAGTCTTCTATCCTCACCTTCATCCTGAAGTGCGTCTTCATCTATTTGAACTGCTTCGGGTACTAATGGATTTGGTAGACTGAATAATTTACCAATATCTTGATAAAATGACTGAAAGTTACCTTCTTGTATTTCGTTTGGTATTGGTGGTGGTAGATTTCTGCCCAACAATCCATCTCTGAATTCTTCAGTTGTGACAGGTACACCATTGATGTATAATGTTTTATTTAAAATCCCTACAGGCATAAAAATTTCTTTTTATTATAAATATCATACAAGAAATTTCCCGGGATAATTAATATTATATATTATAATACTAGTAATATATTATAGTTATTTATTCTTGACTTGTGATTTTTTATTTCTATTATTACTAGTTTTATATATACAAGTTATGTCAAGTATTTTAAGAAAGTAAAGGTTATATATAAATAAAAATTAAAATATTTTTTTAACCCATCATTAATGAATCTTTTCCAGATACTTTATTAGCACCAATCATACCATTAACACCAGCAATAATTTGAGTTTTTATGGTTTTCATCATTTCTTTTTTATCTTGTTCTGTAAAAGAAATATTTTCAGTATTACCATCCATAGAAATGTTGATATTACCGAAATTAATTGTCCCACTAACATCTAATTTTTGATTTGAGTTAACTAAAGGTACGGTTGGTGTTTTAATTGTTCTATTGAGTTTTTCATTCATTTCTGCCAAATACCCTGATAATGGTCCACCGCTTTTACCAACTAAAAACTCATCGCCAGGGTCAAAACTAGAAACTTTTCCACCTGAATTCATTGTAGGTCTAATTGTAGCGTCGTTAAACTCATCACCCGTAGTAATAACTTTTTGTAAAAATCTTGTAAGTGTGTCTGTATCTATTTCTGTAGATAAATCTAAATTTACAAAATCATCAATTACCTGTTGTGCTCCACCTAAACTACCAGTAAAAAGATCTAATGCGGTTGTTGCACCATCAACTATAGGTGCAACCATTTCACCTATAGGTGAAATCTCAATACCTTTTGCAACTCCATCTACAACAGTTTTATTAAAATCCATTGTGGTAGCAAGTAAGGGTTTTAAATTTGCCTCAAAAGCCTCATAAACTTTTGTTTGATTAACTATATCTATCTCTGTTTTTGCAACTAACTGTTCCAACAATTGATTAGTAGTCATAGACGCTTTAGCAGTTTCCATTATAGCGTCTTTTTCGGTCGTAGGTGAAGCTAATGCCCTTTCTAATAAATCAGGTGTATTTTTTAATTCCTCCAAAGATTTCATCTCACCACCTACATCAACTGACCATTGACCGGAAGTCTTATCAAATTTTGCTAGTGAAGCAATTTTATCCATAGTTTCCTCTTCGAATAAATTACCACCAACATCCATTTTGATTTTTTGCATTTTACTCATTTGGAATGCTGTGTCGATAAGTTTATCTTTGTTTATACCTAAAGCATCTGCCATACCCATCAACTTCTGCCTGTTTTCGGCAACCATATCGAATTGACCACTTTCTTCGTTAAACTTAACCATCCCTTCAGTTGCACCACCAACCCTTTTCATAAATTCTTCAGGTGCATTTCTGGCTTCATACATCATTTGTATAGGATCACCAAAAGCATTGGCAATATCACCACCTAGTAATTGCATCTGAGCAGCAGCTTCAATGGCAGCTTCAGGTTCATAAAACTTATCAGCCATACCTAACATATCACCAATATCCATTCTCATCTTAACTGCAAGTTTTGACATCTCAGTCATAGCTTTTACACCACCTCTGAATGACATCCTTTGCATAGATTCAAAGTTATCTGATAATACTTTTACTACTTTAGAAGAGTTTAACCCCATTTTTTGGGAGTCTTTTAATACTTGATTAATATTTTCAGAAAATTGTTCAGAACCAATACCGACTAAATCAAATCTTTCTGCTAAAGCTGCGGCTGAGTCACCCATTAAACCAGTGGCCTTTTCTATTGCAAATATTCTTTGTACTTCTTCATCATCTAATATTCTTACTCTACCAGAGTTTTCTGCAAATCTAGTATAGATGGCACTAACATCAGATAAATCACCCCCTATTTCTGTAACTAAAGATAAAGATTTTGAAAATTCATCCCCTAACCTTCTTTGATTTTGGTATCCAATACCGATATTTACTGAAACCTTTTTATAAGATTCTGCGATATCCTCACCTAACCTATATTGTCTTTGTATATTAGTTGCAAATTTGACTGCATTTGCTTGAGCCTTTGAAAAAGACTCAAAAATACTAGACACCATATCATTACCCTCACCAATAGCAGAGGCGAATTCTCTAGCAGACTTTGTTGCTTTATTAAAACCGCCCTCTAAATCACCTATCCTTTCACTAAGGCATGTAAATACATCATCTAACTTATTTTCATATCCCGAATCTCCAGGACTCATAGATCTTAACTCACTAATTAAACTTTGACAATTTGACATAATATTTTTTTATAATATTTAACTTAATTCAACAAACTTAAAGTAACAATCTTGAGGATCTCCCTCAACAACATTTAAGTTAGGGTTTTTATATCTACTGTATAACAAGTTAACATCTCCCTTTTGATCTTTATAGGGTTCTAATTTTTTATATTCTAACTTAATAAATGTAGTATCTGGAAAACTATTTGTTTTTAATAAAATATACTTACTATCTTCATCTAAACCAACAACCTTAAAGTACATTGTACCTAATAAGTTTCTTTGAAACTCTGGTGATTTTAAAGATTCTATATCCAGATTAATTTTTTTCTTAAACTCAATCACCGCTTTTTTATATGGTAACTCACTTTCTTTTTTCTCTTCTATTTGATTGGCTAATGATTCTAACCTCTCTATTTTTGCCAGTAATTCATCTATTTTTGATAGGGTGTCTTTTTTATCTTTAATATCATCAAGTTCATCACTAGCCTTTCCTATCTCATCTTCTATTGACTTAAATGCTTTATTATATAATTCTTTAGGTAGTGAAGTGATTAACTTACCAAATACCTTTAACCCTTGTATAATTTGCTCATTTAATAAAAGGTCAATATTTTGATTTATTTCTTCTATTAATGACTCTTGATTTTTAATTTTATCGTTTAAGTTCATAGTATCTTTTTTTATATAAATATCTTAATATATAAAAATACTAATCTTCTTTTGGTTGTAACATGTTTATGAAGTTTTTTCTTTGCCATGTAGGCATAGATAAGACATCGGAATAAGAAAATCCTTTAGTAACTAAAAATAGTATTTGTGTTTGTACTGCCTGAAGGTATTCAGAGTTCAGGCCATAAAAAATTCGATCCGATTCTAAGAAACGTGGCAACCTCAACCCCTCCTTGGATTGTCGCAGTTGTATTGAAGTCTATACCCGGTTCTAAATCAGTCATATACTTTCTAAGTGCTCTACTATCCTTCAGTGAAAGTTTTTTAATGATAGATGATAATTTCATCTTATCTCTATCATCATTTATTTGCATAATTTGTCTTTCTAACCTTAATGTAATTTTTTGAGATACATCGTCACCATTTCTTTCCATTAAAGTTTTATCTTGAATGTCAATTTCTTCTTCATCTTTACCAGTTAAGAATCTAAACTTAACCTTATATTTTGATTGAGGTAACTCAAAATCAAACTCACCATTTTCATCTGGTTGTACACTTAACTTCTTTTGTTTTAATGAAGGTAAATCAATTTCACCAGGTACAACTTTACCATTATTTGGGTCAATAACTGCTTGCGTATATTTATCACCTAAACCGGTAGATCTTAGAAATATAATGATGGCAACCCTATCCCCTTCTAATAAATCTTTGGTATCGAAACCTAAATCTTTAACTTTTCTTTCTAAAAGAATATCTAGTAATTTACCGCTGTTAATAATGTTTGGTGATGATAAAATATTTTCATCAATTGTTGTTAAATAAGAAACCTTAACTGAGGATTTTTTATTCTTATATAAAATACCTTGTGATGGTAATTCTATTACATCGTATTGTTCTTTGTATTCATCCGGTACGAAATTCGGATCCATATTTGCTATGTGTGGACTTTGTTCCATAAAACTCTTTTTATATAAATATACAACTATATCTTTTTAAGATAAAGTTTTTAACTCTTCGGTAATTTCTTTTACTTCATTTGATATTGATGAGAGTAATTTTTCATCTAAATTACCCTCCACCAATAAATCATTTAAGTAAATTAATCTTTCTATTAAAACATTGTAACTCATATTAGTTATTTTTAAGTCTATCTTCCAAATGTTGTTTATACGTATTTTCAACATCATCTTTAATTTTCATAAAATCACTTATTTCAAATTCATTGACTTTTTCAGTAATTAAGTCTTTTAATTCTTGTCCTGTCATTGTCATTCCATCACTTGTTGTAAATGTCTTTTCAAGAAATTCTTGATCATCCAATCCTGACGTTACATCTTCAACAAAATTATCAACAATACCACCACATCTCCAATCAGTTAATCCAAATGTTGGGACTACTTCTGCAGGATCTATACCCATGTTTTTAAAGTATGACAGATATGTTGTTAATAAAAACAGAAATAAATCACCAAGACCATCAAAAAAATCAGATGACGTTGCACCATCTGTTGATTCCATAATTTTATTCTCATAACCTATAATACTATCATTTTCTTTTACCATGTTATCAGCACCCTTACTAGATTGTGCATCACAATAGAGTTTAAGAATTTTTGCTTTTACAAACAACAAACCAAAATAAGCTACCCAATAATTCCTTGTATACATCTTAAATGGAACCAATAATGCTTCCCAAACTTTACCAGTGATAGTGGTTCTATTTCTCAATCTATTATAAATGGTTGTAAAATCTTCTATAAAAGGCAAATCTTTTTTCACTTTAATTATATTAAGAAACATTCTCAATGGTTCTAATTTTTTATTTATTGCACCATACATTTTTTGTGCTTTTGGTGGTAACATATCTACAAAAGCACTAGATGTAGGACCATCCTTAAACAATTCTTCATATCTTTTGTAAAAAGTATTACCTTGTCCATCATCTACTAAAGAAAGTAATCTGTTAATTTCAGGCTTACTTTGTAGTGATGTGATTGTGTAATGACCATTAGAGATATCTTTAGCATATTTTTCAAATACTGCAATATATTCATTAACAATTTCTACATAAGCTTCTTTCAAGGCTTCGCTATTATTTATGGTATTATTACGTCCTTTTATACTGTTCATAAACACTTTTTTTAAGTCATTAGATAGACTTAAGTCATTAGATAGACCTCCTGATATATATTTTTGAAAACCTTCCGTTGATTTCGTTGATGGAAGGTTTAATCTATTAGTAAATAGTTTCTTAGCATTTGATTCTATTTGATTTAACACATCCTTAATCACTGTTTGATTAGTCTTTGATTTTAATTGTTTAACTATATCAGCCACTATATCATCCACAATAGATGAAAGCCCACCACCTTCATTTAATAATTCTTTATTAACAAGATTACCATACAAGTTATCTTCAGATATTAATTCTTTAAATCTTTTAAGTGACTCTTCTATTTTATTTTTATTTTCCATAATTTTTCTATTTTAATTGTTACCAACAAGATTGATAATTGTTACAGCAAAACTCTTTAGTAGACTTATTATTAGTAATCTTATTCCAATCGTTCTTCAACGACTCTCTAGCTTTATATTCATTACTACTTGTATCCCAAATTCTATAATTAATATCATTAAATAGGAATTCTTTAAACTTTTTGCGATACGCTGATATTACTTTACATTTATTTGTGACAGTAAATCTATCCCAAACCTTTTTAAGTGATACAAGGTTTTCATTACTAATATAAGTATTAAAATTACCCGCAATCTCATCAACCTCATTATCGGTAAGGGTATTATTTTTAATTATGTTTTCATAATATTCCACCATTTTATCAAAAGAAGTGAAATTACCAATGGTTTCTCTTTTATTGGTGCTGTAATTTAATACAGAAGGTGCAATTTTTATATCATTTCCCGTAATAACCCATGGACTGCTTTCCAAAAATACACCATCTGGTGATTTTATAATTAATTTTCTAACTGGTTTTGTAAACATAAAGAAATAAGAATAATAATCTGTATTCTTAGGTGATAGTTTTATCATACAGGCATTATTATTTTTTTGTGAAAACCTAATTTCTGTATTATAATTAGAATACTTTTTTAATGTGTTTTCTAATTCAAGAACTTTATCGTCTTTTTGACATGCAGAAACTCCTGTTGGAGTAGTTTGTTCATTGAATAACCTCCTATATTGACTTTCTGTTATTTTAATCTTTTTTGTTTTCATTATACTTTCTCCCATTAATTTTTTAATATACGCATCAAACTCAGCATCAGTCATGTTTTTTAATCTTTCTGTGGTTTCTACTGCTTCTCTAGCAACTGATTCATTTTCTTTTTGCAAATTTGTATCAATTTCTCCGGTGGATAGAGTATCACTTGATGTAGTAATCATATTTTTAACCATTTGAGTTACTCTTAGATCTATAAATTCTTTTTCAAGTTCATCTCCATTAAAATCTTTTTTTATATCTTCTATAGATGAAAAAATTTCTTTTTGTTCAGATGAGTCATATCCTTTATCGGTTAATAAATCTTTTAAAATTTGTTTTTCTTTTTCATTTTTATTTTTTAGTGTCTGATATTTTGAAATACCAACACCGAAACCAAATTGGACTCCCATATTGATTAACATTTCTTTAATTTCTTTAGATTTTAATGCTTTATTAATATCATTGTCATATTTATTAAGTATTTTAATAAAATTAGGGTCTTTCATTAACTTATTAATGGTGTGCCTTTTTACCCCATTTTTTTCATATGTTTTAACAATATCATCAAATATTTGTGCCTGTTTTTCTAATGAACTAACATCAATGTTCTTTAAGTTATTAATAACCTTACCGACATTATTTTTTTGTTTTTCTGTTAAACCTTTAGTGTGCTTGGAAACTACTTTATCGATTGAATCTATATTTTTTAACCCATCCATCTTATGTAATTCTTGTACAATATTACTAGCCGCCTTTGTTGTTTTAGGTGTTGTAAGTTTAAAAATACTTCTTGCCTCACCAAATCCTGGTATAACAGAGGCAAATGAAATCGCCGCCATAACTAGATCACCACTTACTGAAGAATCTTCATCATGTTCACCAAATAAAGCGTGAGTTAAATATGAAAAACCATTTGCAAAATCTAATATGGCAGATAATGCAGTACCTGGACCAGGAACAACCGAAACTGCCATAGATAGGTTATCTGTAACACATTGTGTATATCTCCAGTAATCACCACTTTTTCTATATTTTGAACAATCAAATGCTTCATATATAGAAGAGTTATCTATATTATATTCTTTTTCTTTTTTTCTATGTCTAAGGAATATCTTCCTTCTATTCTCTAATTCTTGTGGACTTACATCGTAACCTTGTTCAATAGTAGGGCCCTTTCCTACAAAGAATACTGCGCTACTATTATTCGTTGTATTAAGTGTTTTTGCTTCACCAGATCTACAAACACAGTAACTATATAATTCGTTATCCCAGTGACCACCATACATTGGATGTTCCTTTTGTTCTTTTAATCCAAAATAATCATCCCAATAAGAACCCTTTTCAGTAACTATAGTAGCTAATTCACCTCTACTTTTACAATATTGATTAATTTTAGTATCACAACTAACACAATTTTCTGAGTGGTTTGGTATAGTAAGAGAACCACCAAACTTAGAAGACTTACTTTTAACACCCATACCATTATTACAGATATAATGATATGTCGGTGGAGATATTCTTCTAAACTCACCATCTATGGTTTTACCTTTAGTGTGATACTCTTCATCAGTATTCATAAAACCTTTAACAAAATTATAAGCGTCATCACCTATTAAAGAAGATACTTCATTATATACTCTTCTATCTTTAATTGCTTCAAAAGCAGCTTGCGCCCAAGCCTCATTATCACCAAATAACCCCTCAGAGTTTTTTAATACAGTCGCAATATATTCAGGTGTTGGATTACTTTTAAGTTTATTATAATCCATCTTAAACCCTGTCTCGCCATTTTGTTTTTTATTTTTTAATGGTTCTCTATTCTTCTGATTCTGTTGAATGTCGAATTTGGTATCACCTTGTTCAGATAATAACAATGACTTATATTGTGATTCGGTTATTTTTAATACCTTTTTCATTAAGATTAATCTTTCTTTATAAATATTACATTAAACAAAAAAAGCCTTCCATTACTGAAAGGCTTTCTATATAATATTTTCTTATCTAATTTTTAGAACACGTTGATTGCTCTATCGAATCTTAAAGTACAAGTGATTTCAGCTAAATCAGATGATGAATAATCTAAATTACCGAAGTCAGCATCATTTAATTGTGTACCTTGTAAAATCCACTTTTGTACAACTACACCAGTTGGGTCTAACATTTCTAATTCAATATCTTTCTTATAACCTGCAGCGTAACCTTGTCTACCTGTTACTGATTCAGAGTGTAAACGAACCCATTCCATTAATGCTTGTGTAGCTGATGGACCGATTGGATCTCTAAATGTTACTTGAATACTATCCCACTTAAATCTACCAATCACATAAGTTGATGTATTTAAAAAAGGAATTTCTGTTTCGTCACTCGTATATTTTGGTCTAGATGTTGTTGACACCCACCACTCTTGAATACCCAATTCATCAGGGAATCTTAATATAAATCGATTCTTTCTTAACGGCTCGTAAGGTACGGGCATTCTCATTAACATATCTGCCATAATTCTATTGTTTTAATTTGTTTTTATTCTTTTTATTTATAAATATTTAGTTTTTAAAAAAAATTATCTTTCGATAACAATTCTTTTTTTCTTTGTGTCTTTTGGATCTGAAGTATCGTAAACCAAAAATCTTACACTAGGGTAAGTTTTCTTTAATTCATTACTAATATATTCTTCAGCCTTTTTAACATTACCTAAGTCATCATCACTAAATCCTACACTTAATCCTTTATATTCAGGATTTAATTCTAATTTTTTTGCTACTCTAACCACTCTACTAACAAAATCTCTTAATGCGATTGTTTTAGCAATTTCTGGATTCTCAGCTCCACCTTCAGCACCAAACTTTTCTTTAAATTCATCTGAAGATACTGGATGATAATCTTGTAGACTTAAATACTGATCGATTGAAGTGCCTCTTAAATTATCTTCCATTGTTCTTTTTTCATCATCAGAGAATGTTAAATCGATTAATAGTCTTGTACCATCTCTAAGTGCTTTTGGTGATTGTCCTCTAGCCGTTATGATAGAAAAGTCGTTACCATAGATTAAAGCTTCTTTAAACTTATCGAAACTAGGTCCGAATTGTCCATTTCTAACTGCTTTTTGTGTATCTCTCATAAAAGCATCATAATCTCTAAAATCAGCAAATGCCTCTAAAGGGTTATCGTTTAATAATCTATATTCTGTACCTACCAAATGTCTCATCTCAGCAAACTCTGAAGTAGAAACATCTACGGGAACATATTCACCACCAACCTTCTTTTCTAAATGAATGTGTGTTGGCATATTAAGAATGTTATCATCCCAGTCAAAAGAATACGCTCTTTTTTGAAACTCTAACAATGTCTTATATTGCGATTCTGTTAATTTTAATTTCATAGGGTTATATTAAATGGGGGAGATTTCTCTCCCCACATTATTATTTTTATTATTAAATATTATCGAAGTTAGCACCTGTGTTAGTAATGTTGAATTCAACACTGATGTATTCTAATGATCTTGTTGGTTTAACGAAGATTCTACCATTTAATTCGTTTCTATCGATAGATTCTGGATCGTTATCTAATTGTACTCTAAAGTCAGTTAAACCTCTTTCTT